TGCGTTTTAGGCACGTCTACCACCCATACGGGTGGTTCCGCACCAGGTTCGAGCCATGTTACATGGTCAATCCCCTCGATGTAATGAGAGGCGCTGGAAAACAAGAATTCCCCAGCGAGTAGGCCGGCAGATTCAAGCCGGTTTGTCCAGGTCCTGTTGACAAACTTTTGGTTTCCCTTAAGTCGATCGGCCGTGGCCCCTGGCCCGTGCTTCGGGAGGAGAATAGTCTCCTCATCCCACTGCAAGAACTCAAAGTCCTCGCTAGTGGAATAGGTATTCCTCGTTCTGACTCCAGGGCCTACCAGATACTGGTAAACCTCGTTGTCGAGTTCTTGGAAGACCTCCCCGAATATGAGCGCAGCCATTCGCCGGAATTCCTCACGGAGCTCTGGTGAAGTTGCTTCGTCTGCACTTCGCACGTCATTCTCACACTCGATGTACTTACGCATGGCGCCTTCCTTACGTGCATCACTGCACTCCAGAAGGATCTTGCCGTACAGCATAGTAAGCTGTCGGATAGACAAGATGCAATCCACGCTTGGGTCATCGAGCAGCACACCAGTTTCACGATCAAACACTTGATCCAGGAAACCTCCTAAGAATAGGGGGAGACCTCCTCTTCGCCGAAATCCAACGAAGAGAGTGGGATCTGTCTTACCCTGCTCCAGACTTCTCTCGAAGTCTTTTGCAAAGGCAGGCAAGGTGATAGTCAGGAATGACACACCTTCGTGTTTGCATCGCTCCGCGACTGTTTTATAGTCACGGATGGCGCTGGTACAACAAAAGCTAGCGAGTTCATTGGCTAGCTCTCTCCACAGATGCATCAGGCTTTTCATCATCTCCCACCTTAAGGGGGGTCGGTGAATCCTTTTCCCATGCATCCTCTAGCAAGAAGCTACTTCGTGATCCACCATGCAATCGAATGACTGCAATATGGTAAGATCACGAGAGTCCATGCCAAGAACCTAAGCTTTCCCCTCAAGAAGGGTAGTCTTAGGATACACCCGCGCATGGCGCGGGGGATCCGTGTCACCACGGACCAGAGGACTAAGGACTTCTCCTTAGTTCTCACCTCCCAAAAGCTGGGAGACCTTGGCACCAGAACTCGCCGTAAGAAAGGCGAGGAAGCCATCGCAGACCTGCTTCAGGGTTGCATTGGTGTACCCAGTGATGGGTGCATCGACAACCAGGTAGACAGCCGCGTTGGCCTTCACGTTGACGCCCGCCATAAGCGGGTCAGCAGCGATCTGGCTTGCGTCAAGACGAATAACACGGCGAGTCCGCTTCCCGTAAGAATGGGAAACAGAAAGCTTGTACGTGCCATCGTCCTTGCTAAAAGCACCAGTGTTGACACCCGAGGAAACTCGGGGCAGCGACTGGGCAACAGCGTTGACAGTAATGGACTGAGGATCGGCGTAAGCCATGGGAACATCTCCTTCGAGGGATGCTAAGTTAGCATCATGGTGTTATTCTGACATGTGAGTTCAACATGCCAGCACGTGGCTATCTGGAATAGATAGCATACACGTGTGGGCTCACGTTCGGGACAAACCCAACGCTACCAAGATGGCAGTCTGCCGGCTCGAAAGAGCCTGCATATTGAAGCCGAAGCCGTACGGTGTTGAAGGCAAACGAAG